ACGGCAATACGTGCGCTGGCGCTGTTTTTGGTGCGTGGCCCGACTGGCATCATCAACAGTTAACTCATACGCAACTGGTTACGGTAGATTAGTAACACGCCACGCAACAACTAACAAGCGCTATGCGGCCCAGCCCCTGCCAACCCTAGCCGGTCGCGGTGTACGCTTGACACGCGGCCCCGCAATCAACGCGGGAAACAATTCCGCAAGCGCCCATACCAGCGCGTCGGCGCGGTTAGGGCTATTCTCGCCAAGGTAGCCGTTCGTCGTGAACCCCACTAGTTCATCCTCAAGCTCGGGGAAGTTCCCAACGTGCCTTACCTTGCCTTGTTCGTACAGCGCGCTAAACGGTTCGGCCCGCACAAACTTGCCCCGCGTGGCTGTAACCTTCTTAAACGGCGTGCGCGGCCTAGCTGTCTGCACAACCATCCGCACCATGTCCCCGCCGTAGTTAGTTTCGCCTACCACGCAATCCGCTTCGTGCCGGTCGAAGCTGGTTGTGCAAATGCGGCCCCAAGTCTCAGGCCCCGCCTTCACCGTGTTATCCTCCAGCACGTAGGCATTGCCGTCCGTGCCAAGCCCAGCCACCACAATGCCGATGGCGTCGTTATCGGCGTTGTCGGTATCGCCGCTGCCGCTAGGATCGACAGCCACCACCACACGCACGAACGCTGGAACACGCCCATCAAGCACGCGCCACGTTTCGATTGTCTCATCGGTGAACAGCGCACCCGGCGTAGCATCGCCAAATTCACCGTCCAGGAACCGCTTACGGAGCCGCGCGCTCATGCCCTCAAGCGTGGCAAGGTAGCTGTCTGCGATGTTGGCGCGGTTGTCCTTGGGGTTAATCTTGAAGGTGGCATAGTCAGCCGCATCGGCAACGGGTTGCTTGGTGTCGGTATCCTGCTTTTGAACGAATAGCCGATACGTCCAATGCGCTTTGCTTGGCGGGTTGCAGTCATACCAAGCGCGGGGCTTTAGGAACGCGCCAGGCTTGCCGTTGACGACCGTCTGCACCTGTTGCGCTAAGCGGGTTATCGCAAGGTCGCGCGATGCCTTGGGGATTTGGCTGCACTCGTTAAAGAACAGCGTGGCGAACTCCATGCCTAGGATTTTCTCAACGCGTTCCTTATCGTCAAGCCCCGCAATCCAGACCTCACTCCCGTTCGGCAGTACCATGATGCCATCGGTCTTGTTGATTGTCCCGACGATGCCGGGGAAGCACAACCGCATGACCTTGGGGAGCGTGTCTTGCAGCACCGACGCGCGCGCCGCGTTAAGCCGGAAGCGGAATATCGCGTGCCGACTGTTAGGCGCGGCCAAAGCCCTAACGACAATCGCCCGCACAATCAGGAACGTCTTGCCCGATCGCGAGCCGCCAAACAGCATTACATGCGTTGCGTCCGAACCCAGCACCGACATTGCGGCGTTCTGGCGTTCGGTTAACTCAAAGGTCAAAGGATGCCTTCATCGGCAGGCGTGGCGTTGAACGTGACGCCGCCGCTATGCTCCACCTGTTGCTTGTCGCCGTAGCGCTTAGGATCCCATTTGGCCAGCAGCTTGAGCCGCATATCAGCCCGGACACGGCGCGACGCAGGATCATCGCTCTTGTCGTCAACGATTGTCAGAATGTCATCGGCAATGGCGTCGTGGCCAGCCTCTCGCGCGCCCGCGATGGCGGCAGCAAATGTTTCATCCTGCTGTTGCCACAAACGAACGGTGCGCGGTGCAGGCATACCGTCGGCGGAACAAATGACAGTCAGCGGAACACCATCCGCGAGTTGCTCGCAGATGCGGTCGGCAATTTCCTGAGTGAAGGTTGAAGCCCTGCCCATATGGACTAAACCAGATAGCCCAATTTCAAACCGCTGTATACCTGTTGATAACGTTGCATGGGTTGCTCCTAGTTCGCGGTTGTCATGCGGCGGGTTGCGAGCGTCGCGCCCGACTTCAAATGTTTCATTTCCGGCACCAGCCGGAATATATGAAATATATAGGCACACCAGAGCGCAACCGGAGCGCACCGTAGCGCAAGCAATTTCAATAACTTAGGTGAACCTGAGCGCACCGTAGCGCAACCACCGTAGCGCAACCGTAGCGCAAACGATTTCAACAACTTAGCCTTGACCGTAGCGCAAAACGCTGAACCAGAGCGCATGACGTTTAGGTTAGTTTTCATGGTCAATTTGCCACCCGTGCGATGCCAAAAACGGGGTGCCTGTTCTTCGGATTAGGCCACAAAGGCTGCCCAACAGCGATGATTCCGAGGCCCAAAAGCCGCTCGAACGCACGCTCATAATCTATCTTTTTGGCACGCTTTCCAGACGGCATTGAGGCGAAAACGCGGGGTGCATAATTGCCCGCATTGCGGCTTTCAGACACCGCACGCTGCTGTGCCGTGCACTTGGCAAGGCACTCCAGGAACAGCGCGTTCATGGCACCCGCAGCGCCGTCAGGGTCGATTAGATCGGACTGTGGAATATCTGACAGCGGAACAAATGCACCTTGCGCCCATGCCATCGAAACAGTCTCGGACTTGACCGCGTAGTTAGACTTTTCGCGGCTTAGGATGCGCTCATTCGGGTCTATTTCCTGCCCGTCGTCACTCTTCGGACGTGTCAAAAACAGCCGGTTGCGCACGGCATTTTCCCAGCCTGTTGACCCTGAATACGTGCTTTCTTCGGCCTTCGCAGGATGCCCAAGCAGCAGCACGGCCATGCGCTTTTCAATCGCCAGTTTGACCAGCGCGTTGACAAATTGCGTCACTTCGGAGCGCACATTCTCGTTGCCAGTGTAAAGGTGCGCGACGTTATCGAGCGCCAACACGCCCGCATCCACAGCGTCGATTGACGCGGCGATCTGCGCATAGAACGCCGACAGTTTGAGCAGGCGACGGTCATCGAACGCACCTAGTTCATTGCCTTCATGCCCTGCCCGAGCGACGGTGTAGATATGCTTGAGCGCGCCGACCGAGTAATTGAGCGACTTGGCAATATCGACGTTGCGACGGGCTATTTCGTCGGGTTCATCCTCGCAGTTGACATAGACAACGGCGCATTGGCGCTTGGTTTCCATGCCGAGATAGTCGTCACCCATGCTAATGGCGGTCAGCCAATTTTGTGTAAACAGCGACTTGCCGACACCGCCACCACCGGCAAGCAGCGTGACGGCATTGTTAGGGAGCCAGTCCTGCACCACCCATTCACGCGGTGGGATATGGACGCCATCCAGTGACGCCATGCACACCATATCGAGCGGTGACGCATTATCGTTGGCAACCGGCAGCACAACTACAGGCTCCCAATCGCCGCCGCTAAACTCAGGCATTGGCCCAGGATCGCCGCTCATATAATCATCCTCATAATCCACGGTCACGCCACCGCCCGCAGCTTGGGCTGCATGACGGTCACGACGGGCAAGCGAGCGGCACGCATCATCGCATCGGTCAAAGCCAAGCGGGCGCGCGGGTTGTCGATCTGGACGCTTTGAGCGCCTGCTATGTCGGCAAAGTCGGTATGCGCGGCAATGTCGCCAACGATGACCAACCCGGGCATATGCGGGCGGTCTAGTGCGGCAGGCGTGTGCAACCGTGCCGCATTGGCCTGCACATACATTCCACCGCGCAACGCCGCCCAATCGCGGGCGAACGTGATGCCGTTGGTATAGAGCCGCAGCGGTTGGTCATGCTGCACAGCGGCACCGTAAAACCCGCAACCGTCGTCAGCCATATAGCGCGGCGTGCCGTTCAAGCCGTCAATCAGCAGCACATCGCCATCAAGGCTATCAGGGTCGGGGTTGCACGCAATCCACCACTTGCCGTCGTACAGCATGGGCGCGAACGGTGCCAGTTCATAGCTATTGCCCGCCGCTTGCCGTAGCGCACCGGCCATGCCCTTATGTGCATCGAATGACGCGGTGCGCTTGGCTGTGTGCCATGCTTGGGCTTGCCAGTTGGTCAAGACATCACGTCCCGACAAGCGTCCATCACCTCACGCCCAAAGCACTTGCCGCTAATCCGAACGAGGCAGCACGCGCGGGTCGTGGCAGGTTCGCCCGCCAAGTTAGCCCGCAGCCATTGCGGCAGATCGTCGGCGCCGTGTTCAGCAAGGCGCGC